GATATTTGGATCAATACGAGCAATGACTCTATTGGTTATATGTACCTCACTCAGGCGGAATTGGATAAGTATAATCTAACCCCGAACTTTACGGCATCTATCGGAGGCGGATGGATTATTGCCAGTGGCTGGTGGGGGCGCTCTCCGTATGCGAGCAACTCCACGCACTTTATGCTTGTCTACGGCTACGGTGGCGCCAGCAGCTACAACGGCGCGTACGGCGTCTATGGCGTGTGCCCCTGCTTCTCAATCTAAAGCGGATAGGCAACATATAAATTCTCGACTTCGGTGTCGAGCGTAAAATAAACAGCTATCAATTGGTGGCAAGCTATCAGAAATATCTGGTGGCTTGCCCACCAGTAATGCTGTCATAAATAAGGAAGAAAAGGAAAATAAAAAATGTCGGTTTTAAAAAGCAGGAGAACACTATCGAAATTTGAATTCGAACATACTTTCGCAACATTCTATCAATTTTCTGCCGAAAGAATGGCGTCCGTCGCCAAGCGCAGGCACAGATGGATTTGTTGGAAGATGGAAGTCAAGCTCAATAAGATATTCAACGAGCTGATGGAAATTAACGAAGGCTATTTCGAGAGTGCGACCAAAAGAGAAGAGATAGATGAAATAATCAAAACAGCAATAGAAGATCTGAGAGATCTCGAAAAGCCGATGATGGTGTTTTGGAATATCGAACAATACGAAATCAGACGAATGGTGGCGTGGGCATCGATGCTGAATGCAGAAATAGATATACTATCTTCAATGCGAAGCACAGTAGCCCCAGCCGAGAAGGTACAGGTTTTAGATTGGAGAACGATTTTGAATGTAAAGTTTTTAAGCAACATTTTCGAGCTTCACCGAATAATCCACGGCAAGGTAGTAAGGGTTCCAAGTAAGTACGATGATACCTATTCATCTTTGCTGATTGATTTGATTGATGAGGCGTTGTATTCCTTAGTTAAGGCAAACCGAAAAATGCCGACGACAAAGAAGGAATACGATACAAGAAAGAAACACATCTCCAACGCCATATCCTGCTTAAGAAAAATGCAACGACCACTTGTGTTTTTCTTTAACGTGATGGGATACAGCGAGCGATCTTTGAATGAAATATCTGAAAAAATCAGTGAAGAGTTGAAGATGCTGTATGCTTTGAATAAATCAGATAAGACCAGATTTGGAAAGCTTGAATAATAAATAAATTTGGGTTGGTTATATTCTGCATTATTGCCAGTAACTGGTGGGAGCGCTCTCCGAATGCGAGCAACTCCACGAACTTTATGAATGTCAACAACAACGGTAACGCCAACAACAACAACAACGCGAACAACGTCAATGGCGTGTGCCCCTGATTCTCATACATTAAGTAGCTATGAATAAGAGTGAACGCTTTATCTATAAAGGTATGGATGAGAAGGAGAATATGACCATCTGTTAGGAATAACAGTAAATATTACATCTGCTTGTGTTAAAGCAGGTATGCTTTGATAGCATTCTCGGTTTATCGGGTGGATCGCTAACGTGCATGGATCAGTCATTGGTTATTGGACTGGTTTCTTTACATACCCAGATAAACGCGCGATTGATATAATAACCGAACATAATAATCGACGAGAGGAAAATCGATATATTATAAGGATTTAAAAAGGTTTTTATGGATAATTACGGACGAATACAAGTAAGGATAGCCCGTGATAAAGCAAGGAGACGGGCAAAAAAGGAAAGAATGAACGCCGAATACGATAATTTTGACAAGGTTATCCGAGTGCAGAATTACGTTGAGGCATTGAACAAATGTCGGAAAGGAGTCGCTTGGAAAGGTACAGTTCAGGAGTATCTCCAGAATGGAGTCACTGAAATGCACAAAGTAACGACAGCGCTTAAAAAGGGAGAGATTCCTAAGCTGGCGAGTAGTAGACGAATTGAAATCTATGAAAGAGGCAAGAAGAGAATTATTGTTCCGGTTACTATTAAAGATAGAATGACACAGCGCGTTCTATGCGACAAAGCGTTGACTCCCGTTTTATGCAGGTCGTTGATTTACGACAACGGAGCCAGTCTTGCAGGAAAGGGCGTAGAATTTACGCGCGACAGGCTGGAATTTCATTTAAGACGTGCCATTGCGGAATACGGGAACGATTTTCACGCTCTTGTTTTTGATTTCAAGAGCTTTTTCGACAGCATACCTCATCGAACTTGCTGGAAGGTTTTGAACGAACACTTCGAAGATGAGCGTATTAAGAAATTAGTTATGAACATAATTTGCTCCTATCAAGAGCCAGAGATAATGGAAATACAGGATAGGAGAGAAAGGGAAGAAAAGCTGAGGATATTACATAGCTTTCAAGGGAAGGGCATTTGCTTGGGAAGTCAAATATCTCAGGTGATGGCTTTATCCGTCCCCAGCAAATTAGATCATTTTATTAAGGATAAGATGCGCGTGAAGCATTATATCCGATATATGGATGACGGAGTTATTTTCTCGAACGATAAAGAGTTCTTACACGAGCTTCGTGCGAAAATGCGCGAGGTGGCAACTGAACTCGGTCTTACGTTCAACGAGAGAAAGACTCGTGTCGTCAGAATATCCAGAGGCTTTACCTTTATGAAGGTAAGATACTGGGTGACATCAGAAGGGAAAGTAATAAAGAAGCTGACGCGCTCGGGCATCACACGAATGCGCCGGAAGCTTAAAAAGTTAGCACGCTTGGTAAAGAACGGAACGATAACACTTGATGATGTGTATAACTCAATGCAGTCGTGGGTAGCACATTCAAAAGTTGCAAGGTCGTACCACACTTTAAGAAGTATGCTGAGCTTATATTACAAGCTCTTTGGTGGGTATAAGTCCCACAGAAAATATACGAAACAAGGATGGGTTAAAAATGAAATTTTACAAAATGATAAATGGCGAGAATTTCGTTGGAATTGGAACGTCGCTTGATATGAGATGCTTCCAGTTGAAGCACAAAATAATCCTGAGATGTGATGAAAGCAAAGCACAGTATATCCAATACAAAGACGAGCTTTATCGTGCCACTTGGATGCTTCCTGTGAACAACACCGCAAACACATATACGATTGTTGAGATCATCGAAATCAACGAAGAAGAGTATAATGCTCTGAAAAATGCCATCGAATCGGGCGAAGAGGTTGAGGTTACGCCTCCCAAAGAAGAAGTGGTAACTCCTGTTGAGCCGGAGATTTCTCCTGCTGATAAGGCGACCATCGAATATGTCAGAAGCGCCAAGATCAACGCTATGAGCGTAGAGTGCAACAAGGCTGTTACTAATGGCTTTGATGTCGTCTTGGCTGACGGATTGGTTCACCACTTTGATTTGACAATCGAAGACCAGTTGAACCTCATTTCTCTTAAGGAAATGATTGCAGCGGGCGCAACCGAAGTGCCTTACCACGAAAAAGGCTGTCTATGCAAAATGTATAGTGCAGAAGACATTACTATCGTTATGGATACGGCTTCGGCTCACAAGACGTATCATCTCACCTATTTCAATTCTCTCAAGAATTACATAATGAATATCAACGAAATCAGCGAGGTAGACGGCGTACAGTATGGAATTGAAATTCCTGTGGAGTATTGCTCTGAAATACTGCTTTCAATCGCCTAACAGTAACTATGAAAAACACACTTAAAATGGGTTGCCTCTTCTTAATCGGAGGGGCAATCTATGTACTTATCGAACTTGTATATAGAGGTTATTCTCACTGGACAATGTTCTTGCTCGGCGGTCTGTGCTTCGTGCTGATTGGCGGCGTGAACGAATACATTCCGTGGGAAATGCCACTATGGCTACAGGCTGGAATAGGCGCTGTAATCATCACGGTGCTTGAGTTTATATGCGGGTGCATAGTCAATCTGGCGCTCGGGTGGAATGTCTGGGACTATAGCAACACTCCACTCAACATATTAGGACAGGTATGTTTACCTTTTGCAATCATCTGGTTTGTGATAGCACACTTCGGGATTGTCTTGGATGACTACTTGCGTTACTGGCTTTTCAAAGAAGAGAAGCCATACTATACATACAAATTTAAACATTAACAGGAGTAGAAATGTCGGTACTTAAAAAGGACAGAGGCGAAAGCGCGGTTCAGTTCTTGGAAACTGCGCGGAATTTAGAAATATTCACCCTCAGAACTTGTGCCAAATTTCCAAAGCGTTATACATTTTTAATTACTGCTGAGATAGCTCAGCTATCCAGAAGCATTTACAACAATGTAAAGTCTGCGAATAGCATATTTCCTACAAATCAATCAGAGGTGCAAATGCGCCGCAACTTCTTTACGAAGGCAAACTGCGATCTTCAATGTCTGGTATCCCAACTGGACGTTGCGAAGGTTATGTTCGGAGAAGAGGTCAAGGTGGGAACTTGGTGCCAATGGATGGATTTGATAGAGGAAGAAGCAAAGCTAATTTCAGCTATCAAGAAAATAGATAAAGAACGCTATAAGGGCTTACCTCTTTAAGCGTTCTTTTTATATGGGTTATAAGCCGTTTTGTCTTTGTTTTGCGTTCCCCTTACCGTGGTAACAGTAACTACTTCTGCTACGTGTATGGCGGTGACTTCAATTACAACTACGCCAGCAATCACTACGCTGTCGCCTTCGGATCTTGCACAATATGCCCGACAAAGTAACCTTCAAGGTGAAATCTGTGCGTGTGCAAAAGGGGCATATAACCCTTCCTTCGGGATAAAGAAATACGTTGATGTGGTCTATCGGACGCTTCTTGCATTGCTCGCGATTGTGGTAGCGAGTTTAATGATAGGTACCACTATGCAGTTATTCCCACAATATTTTACTGTACTGGGTATAAAGGAATTAAAAATGAATAGTAAGGAAAGACACGAGTTGAGATATCAGCGGCGCAAACAAAAGCGCCTTGAAAAGAAAAAGCGTTATCAGGATTGTTATGATTACGATAAGGTGTTTACGTTCGAGAACCTTTATCGTAGTTATGAGAAATGTTGCGCGGGCGTCGGTTGGAAGCCCAGCACGCAACTCTATAAGGCGAATGCCTTGATGAATATAAATCGAACATATAAGAGCCTACGAGAAGAAACCTATGCTCCGAGGAAGCTAAATGAATTCGACATCATTGAACGCGGGAAGCAGCGTCACATACAAAGTCCTACGATGAACGATAGGATAGTGCAAAGATGCTTTTGCGATTATAGCTTGATGCCGATTATTTGCAGAACAATTATCTATGATAATACCGCCTGCGTCAAAGGACGCGGATTGAGTTTTACCATAAAGAGAATGACTCGGCATTTAGAGAAGTATTACAGAGAGCAGGGAAGTAATGAGGGATACGCATTACTCTTTGATTTCTCGCAGTATTTTAAGAACATCAGGCACGACGTGGCTCTATCAATACTTGATGAAAAGATACCAGACAAGCGGTTGGTTAGGCTTGCAGAACTTATCATAAAGCAATATGGCAATGAAGGGTTGGGGCTCGGTAGCCAAGTGTCGCAATGTTGTGCATTGGCGCTCCCGGACAAGCTCGATCACCTCATCAAAGAGAAGCTAAAGATAAAGTATTATTGCCGCTATATGGATGATGGTTGCATTATCCACCCCAACAAAGATTATTTGCGTTATTGTCTTCAAGAGATTAAATCCGTATGCAGTGAGCTTGGAATTATAATCAATGAAAAGAAGACGCAAATTGTAAAGATAAAATCTGGCATCAAGTTCCTTAAAGCTCGCTTTATTCTAACGAAGAGTGGACGAGTCATAAGGAAGCCGTATACCAAGAGCGCAACGAAAATGCGCAAGAAGCTCAAAGTATTAAAGCTGAAGCTTGATGCAGGGCTCATAACCTTTGCTGACGTTTGGACACCATTCCAATCGTGGCTTGGTTATCACAAACAATTTCACGGATACTGGGCAAGACGAAGAGTCTGTTCTTTATTCAATAATTTATTTTACACAGGAGGAAACACAAATGGATTGGCAAACAGTTTTACTTTCGGCACTTAGTATCGTGTTGACTGCGTTGATAACGTGGGGATCGGAAAGACTGATTTCTTATCTCAACACAAAAATCACTAACACCAAGTATGCCAACTATCTCACGGACGCGGTGGAAATCGTTACCCGCGCAGTGAAGGCTACATATCAGACATATGTAGAAGCGTTGAAGGACAAGAATATGTTTACTGAGGAAGCTCAGAAAGAAGCCTTGACTCGCGCAACAACCTTGGCAATGTCGCAGCTATCGCAGGAACTCCAAACATTCATTACGACCAATTTTGGCGACCTCGAAGGATGGATTCAGAATGCGATTGAGTCGAGCTTGTACGATCTGAAGAACAAACCGACGGGCGATAAAGCCAACTAAAAAATCGCGCCTGAGCGCGCGGAAATAAAAAAAGCGACCTATGGAATTAACCATAAGTCGCTTATTTTTTTGATTATTCGCTTAGTATATCTGTTAAAGTACTTTGCATTATTGATGCAACCCTACTGATGCTGTCATCCTTGAGGTGGGTGTATATTTTCTCAGTAATACGAGAGTTGGAGTGACCTAAGTATTTAGCCATATGGGCATAGTCAATTCCGCGCTCAATGCCGAGTGTGCAGAATGTGTGTCTAAGGTCGTGTATACGGATGTGCTTTAGGTTGTGTTTAGCGAGGAAACGTGAGAACTTGTTGTTCATCTGGTTCGGGCGCAAGGGAAGTCCCTTTTCGCTGACAATAACATATTCTCCGAGTATTCCTTTTTCTTCTTGCTGTTTACGATATTCGAGCAAACAATCTTTTAGTAGAGGATCCATTACTAACGCTCTGCGGCTCTTTTTTGTTTTTGGTTCCTTGGTAATAATCTTCCCTTTGATCGGTGTTCTCACTTGGGCTATATAGATGCGTCCTGTTTCGAAGTCAATGTTATTCCACGTCAACCCCGCAATCTCTCCGCGGCGTAGCCCTTCCCACATTCCCAGATACACAAATGCTTTTAACCTTAAATCCTTGCTTTCGTCTATTAGAGCTAACAGCTCCTTAACTTCCTGCGCGGTATAGGCTGTGCCCTCAAACTCTTCGACCGGTAGCTTGCGTATTCTCTCGACTACATTGTCGGTGATATATTCACAGTCCTTTGCGTAGTTAAAAACGGCGCACAGGAATGTTCGGTCGGAGTTGATGGTTTTTGCTTTAAGCTTTCCTTCTTTTACGAGAGCATCGATGTACTCTTGCACATCAATTTTCTTTACCCGGATTATCTTTTTCTTCCCGAGTCCACGCGCCACGATTCTCCGTAGGATATTGTAGTAATCCTCTTGAGTGGTAGGGGCGAGGGGTTTGTTTTCAATATAAGCCTTGGCACATTCTTCGATAGTGATTTGTGTATTGGTACTGTGTTTGCCAAGATTAGTTCTTTCGTATTCGTGTTTCTTCAGGAGAGCCTCAGCTTCCTTGAGGGTATCACACGTCTTGAACGTTCTCTGTGGCTTACCAAGTTCGGCGCCGAGGTACAATGTCACGATGTACTTGCCAGTCTTTTTATTACGAGCAATATTCCTCTTAACTGTTTCTCGTTCGCCTGTTCCTTTTTTACCTTGTTGAGTCCTTGTTAATTCTTTTACGTCTTCATTTTTCGTCATAGCTTCCTTTCCGTGTTTATTTGAGATCCTCTGCTACATATTATTATACACCATATTTAGACACTTGTCAAGAGTTTTTATGAAATTTCAATTTTGCAACTATTTTTGCAACTCGGGGAATATGGAGAAAAAGAAAATGAGCTTACAGTCATCAATAAACACTAAATATAGTGTTTTATGACGGCTATAAGCCCATATCTTGGTCATTTTGAAACAGATGACCTTTCTGTTTTGGTCTGAGTGACAAGACTTGAACACTTGAACCACGGTGTCAAATCGTGTCCTATCATACGAAAACAGGCATAAAACCCTATATTTTCAAATGTTTTAATTTACATACGAAACAATCCTACCATAGGACGGAAGCATTTGTTTGCAACTTTTTTGCAACTTTGCAACTATGATTTCTCTGTTGATATGCAGTATGTATAGTATAACACGCGAGGCGAAAAATTGCAAGACCTCTTTATAAAAAAAGCGCCCCTTTGCTGATGCATTGGAGCGCAAATTTTTTATTTGTCAAGCTGAATTGATCCAAGCTCAAACCAGCTTACTCTGACGGTATCGGAGCTTTCGCTCTTTGTGATTGCCTGTGACATTGAAACGCTGGTGTTGATGAATATCACTGGGACGTTGCAGATGATTCTATCTTCAAGGATGTCATAGGTGATTTCTCTTTCGCTGTCAACGAACCCGATTGGGGTACGGTTGTTCCCAAGCACAGGTTTTCCTTTGGCATATTTCATAGAGTTTCTTACACATTCCTCAGAGAAAACTACGCGCTCTCTATTAGGGACAGTGGGGAAGGTCAGAGGGATTGTAGCTCGGGAAATGAAAATGTTTTCATCCATATTATTTCCCCTTTCTCATTTCGTCAAAGATGCGGTTCATTTCGTCATCCTTATAGGATGTTTGCCAATGTCGTTGCAGGTAAATGATGTGCTCGACTTGGCGCGGTGTGAGTAAGTATAAGTGATCTACAACAACCTCTCTCCGCTTGGAACGGTCGGGGTGTCCGCTGCCGCCAAATAGGCATTGACAATGTTTGAGGTGGTAGTCGCAGATCGGGCATTTTTCTTCGTTAAGTTGTGGCATCGGGTTCGTCCTTTCTGTGGGTAATTGAGATGGTTGTCATCCCGAGAATGCGGCGAACTCTGCGCTCAACTTCTCTGTCGATAACCTGCCTGATCTGAGCATCGATAGCCTTGTCGATTTGGGGTTGCAAATCTCTCCCATCCAGAGCAAGGTGAACTGCCTTGGTTATCTTTTCTTCCAAGGCTTCCTTAACGATGCCGGGAAGAGTGCTTCTGTCGATACCGTTATCGGCGAGCATTTGCGTTAGGATTTTCCTAAGTTCAATCTGTTCTATGGTCATATTTACCTCCAAAATTTTATATCAAACTCTTCTTTTATTTTCTTGTTGTTTCGAAGATAAGTTGCTCAAGCTCTTCACGAGATAAGCGATATTCTTCGGGGATGCTATTGAACTTGTTCACAGCTTCCTCAACCTCGGACTTAATTTTTCCGAAACATATACATCTCACTAACGTTCCATTGAGCGCGGCTTTGATGCAGGTGCGATACGAGTTACATTTAGCACAATCACACTGGGCGTACTTATCCAAATCCAATGTTTCAATGGTGTTAGTTGAACCTGCGGGAGCAGAAGCAATATAAATGCTCAGTTCCTTCGCGTCGCAGATAATTCTAAAACCACTCTTCTCCAACTCTTCTTTAAGCTGCGAAAAAGTAGTTTCGTCCGCGGGGAAAATTTGCATCCCTGCTTCAATGGGGACAACGCGGACATATTCATATTTATTGTTTTCCATATGTATTTCCTTTTTAGCTTTTTACCTTAAAATAGATGCGTCCGTTTTGTGGGGCGGTGGCGTGGCGCGGTTCTTCAAATGTTAGCTTTATTCCGTCGAAGCGTTCCTTGACAACTTCCTTGTATCCCACATTATTTTTATCGTCGGCATCACATTCGTAATAAACTTGAATTGCACCGAAGCCAATCTTTTCTCTCAAGAGTTGTTCGGCTTCCTTTGGTGTCTTTGCGCCAACTCTGTATCTTCCTGCTGTATTCCTCTGGCGCTGAGGTCGGCGGTGGTTGTCCACCAGCACTATATAGTTCTTGACTGGTTTCATTATGTATTTACAACTCCTTTGATTCTTGCCTTGTCGCAGATACACTCTATGCCGTTCATCACGACCGTCCCCATTGGAGTGGCTTTATAGACGATAGGAGTTCCACCGAAGTAAGCGCAAGCTTTCTTGGCATACATCTCCGCGGAGCGTAAGCTTATCGTAAGAAATACAGAGTCAAGATGTTTCTTGCGGAAGTCTTCGCGAAGGCGTTGTGTATCTGAAGGTGGAAGCAGAATATCCCCTACTTGGCAAGCTGTTGATGTTCCGTGGTAGTATATCATATTACCTCTCGTATGCACTGACTTGTCTGCCAGCTATGTATTCGTCTCGGGTTATCTCTTGCGCAGCAAAGACAGACCTCGAATGTTTTACGCCGGGCATCTTTCTGGCAATTGATGTAGCCATCGTGATGTTCCTTGCTTTTATGTAAAAAATAATATCTCGTGATCTTCCAGCGCCAACGTGACCTCTTGGCACGTTAACGCGGTAGTATTTTAGTTCTTCATTTGTTTGCATTTACACCTGCCTTATTATTTATAGCATTAAAGCCCGCCCACGCCAACGAGGGCTACGCAGGACGGGCTTTTAGAGCTTCTGTGACCGTTTACTAACCCCGAAAAGAATGGGGCTTAAACGGGCTTATTTTGCCTTCTGCGTGGTGCTTCCGAAACCGCCGTCACGGACTCCGCTGGCATCATCGTCATCCATAAGGAAGAAGGGAAGAACGATAGCCTGCGCAAATCCTTCGCCCTTGGCGATGTTGAGGGTTTTGCCCTCGCGTCCGTCGTTGGTAATCTTAGCCCAGATGTGTCCCTCGTTAGAGGAACCGCAGTAGTCAGAGTCGATAATTCCGATTGTGTTATCGAGCTGAAGACGGAACTTGAAGCCAAGTCCACTTCTCGGCGCAATAGCCAAGAACTTGTCCCCGTCGAGAATAACGCGAATACCAGTCGGAATTTTGATTGTTTCGCCCGGCGCGAGAGTGATGTCAAAGGGTGCGTAGAGGTCATATCCAGCACTACCCATCGTTGCACGGGCGGGCTTCTTTAGGTCGTTATAGCTTGTCTGCGGAAACTGTTCGAAGTCTTTGTTGAACTGTTCCTGCGAGATGATTTCAAATCTGTTCATATGTAATGGTTCATCCTTTCTTTTGTGATGCCGTTTAATATCATTTCTTCCCAAGCCTTTTCATCTATGTGAGGCTCGCAGTTGATGGCTGGTTGGCTCCATTCAGGCGGAGCAGTGGTTACAACACAGGCATCGAATGGTGTTTCGTAAACGTGTGGCTGATAGCGCTCTGAGCTGATGTAGTATTTTTCATATAGTTGCATAGTTCCCTCATCGAAAAACGTTCTATCGAAACGATAACCGCGTCCTCTGTATTCGTATGAGGCGGGTGAATATACTCTTATGTAACTTCCGTTCTTGAAATAGATGGCATCTGCTACAACCTTCTCTACAATTTGCTCCACTGTGTCAACCAGTTTTTCAAGCAGGTCGAGAAGTGCTCTATACACTATCTTCCGACGCTTTTCATCAGCCGCCACAACCCCGTATCGAATGCCCGGCTCTGCCATTGTTTGTACGAGTATTGGCTCTAACAAATAGCGTGGGAACGGATCTCGTTTAATCGTTTGTTGCAATGAATAGTCCACAGTGACATTCACCACTTTCTCCGCGAGCTACCTGTTCACGAAACTCTTTGCATTTGCACTTGGTATCTTCGCTCTTGATAAGAGAGCAAGGGCAATAGCCACCGTTCTCTTTAAGTTTGTCAGTTATTTTTTTGAGTCTTTCTTTGTTATCGGTTAATCTTACCTTCATTCTGAAATCCTTTCCGCATATTGGTTGTCCGAGGCAAGTTTCACCCCGAGAATGTTGTCCCAATGCTTGTTTTGATAGGGAACGAAACGTCCCCATTTAACTACGATATTATTAAGCTCTCTGAGCTTGCTGACGTACTCTCTAACCTCGTTGGGATAGTAACCCGTGTAGATGATTACCAAATCATTCGTGTGCTCTCTGAGGGCTTTTATGAGGCTGTAGAGGTCATCCCAAGAGTCAAACGGTTCAAGCCCACCCATAATGATTGCCGAGGTTATATGGTCGTTCATATACGTCTTAACAATCTCATCGATACTTACATCGATGTTTGGTGCGGTGGCGAGGGCGCTGTTTTGGCAACAGCAACCCTCGTTTTCTTTTTCGCATTTGAAGCTACAGTGGGGGAAGGCTACGAGCATCGAAGGGAGCCGATAGTCTTGGAACCATTCGCTTTCAATGCGTTTGACTATCATAACTGCACTCTGTCCTCAAACTCCGCCGCCTTACCGCGGTTGAAGTTATCGATGCATCTCAAGTATCCAGTAATTCTCTGGAAGAGCTTGAGGCGCTTCTTGCAGGTAGGACACTTGTTTGTGATATCTACAATGTATCCGTGCTCGTCGCAGTAGCGGGAGATCGGCGAAAGACTCATATAAGGAACACGGTAGTTATCAAACATAGCCTTTACGATTTTCTTTGCGTGCTCGCCCGGGATTGCGCCCTTGAGGTAGCAGTGAATAACCGTACCGCCAGTGAACTGGCTCTGGAGATCTTCCTGATGTTTGAATGTGGTGTTGATGTCAACGACATCCTTTACGGGAATATGGCAACTGTTGGTGTAGTACACGTCATTGCCTTCGCCCTGAGTGATGATATCGGGATACTTCTTCTTATCAAGCAACGCAAGACGGTAGCACGTTGACTCTGCGGGAGTTGCTTCGTAGTTGAATAGGTGACCTGTTTCCTCTTGGAACTCAAGGAGTTTCTGGCGGATGTGTTCGCCGACCTCAACGCAGAATGCGTGAGCTTCGTTGTCCAAGATGTTTTTGCCCATAAAGTTCTCGCACATCTCATTCATTCCGAGCACACCAATGGTGCTGAAGTGGTTGTTGATGGTGCCAACGTATTCCATATAGGCAGGGATAAGTTTTGTATCGATTACGTTTGCCTGCAACCAGTCGCGCTTGATCTCCAAGCTATCTTTCGCAAAGCCAAGGTAGTAATCGAGGAGAGCATAGAATGACTCTTTATCTCCTTTACTTTCGTAAGCGATACGGGGAAGATTGATAGTGACAACACCGATGGAACCGGTGGAGTCGCCAGCACCAAACAAACCGCCGTTGCGGTGGCGAAGCTCGGTCAAATCAAGACGAAGACGACAGCACATAGAGCGTACATCGCTGATATCGAGATCGCTGTTTACGAAGTTGGCGAAATAAGGTGTGCCATACTTGCCAGCCATTTCCCAGAGAAGCTTGTTGTTGGGGTTGTCCCAATCGAAGCGGGAATGGATATTGTATGTAGGGATAGGATAAGCAAAGAGCTTTCCTTCTGCGTCACCCTCAAGCATAATCTCAAAGAAGACTCTGTTAATGAGGTCAATCTCTCTCTGGCAGGAGCCGTATGTAAAGCTTACAAGTTCGCCACCGATAACACAGTACTCGTCCATCATATCCGCGGGAGGAGTAAGGTCGAATGTAAGATTGAAGAACGCGGGTTCTGCACCGGCACGGCTGTTACTGTTTACGCTGAACACGAAGTTCTGCATAGACTGCTTAACTTCTGCATAAGACAGACGGTCTTGCTTAACGAACGGAGCGAGAAGAGTATCGAAACCGTTGAACGCAACGGCACCCATAATCTCGTTCTGGAAAACAGTGACCAAGTTCGCACACTGGTTCAAGATAGAATCAAAGTGCTTTGCAGGAGCAGAGGTAGGGATGTTGGGGACTCCGCGAACACCCTTCATCAAGATGTCCTTGAGAGAATAACCTGTGCAATACAGGGTAAGACCGCCGAGGTCGTGAAGGTGCATATAACCATCAACATAAGCCTTAGCAATATGCTCGGGGTAAACCTCACGAAGCCAGTAGTCCTTGCTGACTTCTGCGGTGATGTATTTGTTCATCGCTCCGAAACTGAACGGAGCATTTGAGTTTTCTTTTACGCGCCAGTCCGCCTGTTTCAAGTAGGACTCAACGATGTTTTTACTGCTTTTCATATTTCTTTCTCCTTTACTGTTTGAATACCCACTCGACTGCCTTATTGTAATCGAGAAGTTCGTCGCCGACTTTGAGAGCCGGAGTTTTAGTAAGCCCGAGAGAAACCATCGTATCAACATCGGTAACTTCTTCGAAGTCAATCTTCTTCTTTACGAGCTGGGCTTTGAGGAGGTCACATTTGTTGCAACCTTCCTGAGTGAACAAAATAACTTTCAATGTTATTCGCTCCTTTCGGTATTGAAAATTGAATAAGGGATATTGTGCGCTTTGCAGAATTCGATTTCCGCTTTGCAACCTGTGCTGCTTTCGCTATCGCCGAACACCCACATTTCTGTGGATCTCGCCAACAACCATAAACACTCCTTGAGCCCCTTGTTGTAATCAAGCGAATGATAGTGATAACCAAAGGCGTGAACAGGGGAGAGGAATAGGTAGTTGGGGTGTAAGTCCATAAGGTTTGCAACAATGGACTCAATCTCGCGCAAGTTTGCTTCTTTGCCTTGGAACGGATGACTTACGTAAATTACTTTATCGTAAGGAAATTCAAGCTTCGCAAGAAATCTTTGTGCTGTTACCGCCAAATCCTCAATTGTGCCATTGTTCTCCACAACGTAGTCATAGGTCAGGTCGAAAACTCCAGCATCAGCGATGTTGCTGACGATGTGTGCCACGGCGTCTCTTTTAACAAGAACCGTTTTGGCACCGAAATCTTTTTGTGCTTTTTCAATTTGGAATTTCTCCCTCATATCGATGCACAAAATGTCTGCGTCGATGATGCCACTACGGAAATCCTGCATAACCTTTTCCATAGACTTATAATTGTTGTCGTTGTATGTATCAATGAGCACCTTCAAGTCGGAAAGAAACTTTCTGTCGCGCTCGGTTTTACCGCCGTCCCATCCTGCTTGCTTTGCAAGTTCCTTAACGGGGTTAACGATGCTTGTATGGTAGACTTTTCTGAATCGAGAAAGACAACCTACAAAGGTGTCTTTCCCAACACCGCCGGAACCGTTGATAATCAGTATCTCTTTCATTCCGCTACCTCGTCATAGAAGATGAACTCTTGGGCGTAGGGAAGAGTACGCATCCAAGCAATCATATTGGGCTTGGTCGCATCGTCTTTGCCAGACCACTCGTTAAGCTTGTGGTTTCTTCTTTGTTTGCCGATAGAGAGAAGGTTCTCGTAAGTCATTGTGACGGTACGTGTTTGCAACCAGCTCTCGGGAAGCCAGCGGATAAGTTCTTTCCAGTACTTCTTATCACCTGTTTCGAGATACTTCTGGCGCAATCCCTCGCATCCATCAACGATGACGTTGGTGAACGACTTTAAAGATTCTTCCAATCCCACGAATGGGATCATCATAGACATATCTCCCAAATCGTCAATTTCAAAGCAGTCGATTGTGATAGGCTTAGACGCAAGCTTGTGCATCGTAGAGGTTGAGTTAGCGGTGGTTCCAACCTTGTATGTATCAAACTCTTTCCACCAATAAAGAGGGGCGGTAATATCTACCGACACGAAGATCTGGCGCAAGAATTTGCGGTGCTCCGAACCGGCACGAATGAGGCTCATTGCAAGCTTCATATCGTTTTCTCCAATTACCAATGTGGGTTCAAAAACGCTGTCGCTTCTGTCCCAACTGTTTTTGGGGTTTCTCATTCCGCGCAGGGCTCCTTTGAAGCCCCACACGTCAGTATTTTCAAATCTCATTTTTTCTCCTTTACTCCGTTAAGAATATCCTCGAAGGTGTAGTTCCTTTGTTTCTTGTCAGAACCTTCGATGTTGTAGGATAGCAAGTACCAATAACCTGTTTGGTTCTTGTATAGCTCTGCCGCATAAACGATATCTCCGACCGATATAGGCATCTTATCGTGTATAGGTGCTTTCACAGTTAATCTCGCCGTTTTACCGCTACCCAAGCTCTTTGTGCCGATACGGTATGACCACACGTTCCCAGCTTGATCGTGGATAGGAGTTTTATCTGTGATAAGAAGTCTGCGGCGGTCTTCTTCTTTGTTGGTAACTACATCCGCATAACCCAGTACGGTCATACTCCAATCGATGCGTTCTTTCATCGAGGGAGCAGGGATGGGATGCTCTTTTATGTATTTCTCGTATTCGTATAGGCACTTTAATGCCTTGTCTTCGAGTTTGTATGTTGCTGAATCGCTACCATCTTTGTTCTTGCACGAGCACATAGAAGCGATTACTGTTTCAAAGCGATTGCCGATAAGCTTGTCCTTCTTTATAGTCTTTGCGTTTCCTTGCTTTAGCAATTCCCACGCATCCAGAAGAGTGAGAAGCTCATTGATATTGCCAAAATCTTGGAAGTAATCAATGATGATTAGCGGCATCACTTTAGATGCTTTCACTGAATGCTCGTCGAGCCACTTTAAGACATCAATGAACGACTTGAAGTTTTCTTGAGCACAGCCATAAAGTACTTCGCCGACCGCTGAGCTATATCCTTTGATTGCAGAAATGGAATTTACAATCGTATTGTTGGCTACGTCTGCCTTAATACATCTGTTATCCTGTCCAAAACGGAACGGCGGGAACTTAATGTTGAAGTAACTTTCGGCTTCGTCTTTGATGGCATTCATCTTATCCTTATCGCCTTTGATCTCGGAAAGGGTAAGCAGCACTTCATAGAACTCAAGGGGGTGATGCGCTTTTAACCACGCACCATACAGGCTATCAAGTGCAACGCAGTAAGAGTGGGATGCATTGAAGGAGTACCTTGCGGAGTCCTCGATGATTTGCCACAATTGTTGTGACAGCTCATCTGCTTCCTCGGGGGTTCTGTGCTCGTTTTCGATAATCGTCCGGGAGAAGCCATCAATGAATTTTTCTTTGTAGGCTAACACCTTGTCTGCACGTTTTTTTGCTATGTTTTTAATTGCAGTATAGCAATCACTCATATCAATTCCTGCGTAGTTCAGTGCCGCCATTTCTTGTTCCTGATACAATAAGAAACTGTTGGGCATTTCATCGGTCTGGATAAGTTCGTCAAACGCCTTAACACCGTATGCAAACGGCTTGCGTTCTTCGAACGTCTTATACATCGACTTAAAGCCCGGTCTGATTGCCGCAACGAAAGCTCCAAGCTCTGAAATATTTTTAGGAGCATACTTCGTTACGCGGGACGCCGTTCCTGTCTGTTCGCACTGGTTAATACCAATCGTACAACCCTTTTCGTAAATGCTCCACGCCTTATCGTCGGGTGGACACATTTTCAAAAGCTCCTGAACGGTCGGTGGTTCGATACCGATGCGGTGATAGGAACGATAGATAAGGTCTACTACAGATACCTTGAGCAAGTCATTCTTGAGGAAGTGGCACGCCTCAGCCCAGTGACCATCCATAAGGCAACAGAGGTGATCTTTGATTTTTACAAGACCAATCTCTTTACGGATGCTTCCTTGGAAGAGAAGATATGAGCACGGAGCAATACTCCAAGAGGTAACCAATCCGAGGTAATCCTTACTCTTTTGGTAAATGTCGTGGTATTCCTTATCAATGTAATCGTAAACGCTTATTTCATCGGCATCTTCTCCAGCGTGCTTCAGCGCGGTCTCATACTTCTTGATTTGGTCTGATACCGCATTAGCAATTTCAAACGAGATGCCTTGCGATTTTGCGTACAGTTTCCACGCCGCAGATTTCTGCATCGTGCCGTAAGCAATCATAGGATAAGCGTGGTCTTCTCCAAGGATTTCTTGCTGAGCTCTCGCGAAAGGTTCTACGGGAGCACAGTTAAAGTCGATATCGGGGAGAGAACCACTCTGAAGAATTCTTGTGGCACTCATAAAGCGCTCAGGATACATATGAACCTTTGCTGCAATTCTATCAACCTCGGTGAAACCAAGGAGCATATTTGTGATGAACGATACCGCAGATCCACGACCACTCTTTGTCAGCCAACCACCGTTTTCTTTGCCTTTGCGGATGATGTGGTAGTTGTTAATGAAGTAGTCTGCCATACGGGTGTCTTCAACAGTTTTGATTTCCTTTTGAATTTCCGAACGATAGTGCTCGTGTCTTTCTTCGGGAACATTCTTTTTGTATTCGTCCCAACCTTGCCAGATAAGCCGACGATACTCGGCGTTCTTTTCCTCTTGGGGAGTTCCTTCGGGGAAAAGAGAAGGCATCTTAATGTCGGTATTGAAGATTGGGTTATCGTACTCTTCGATGTCGAGGAATACGTTGGTGTTGTTCATAGCATCGCATATTTGCTGATGGCTTAAAACGCATTGATCTGCAAACCTTGCATAAGCTGTATCACCATCGGGGTAATCAAGGAACCATCCCTGCTCATCGGGGTAGTCAAGACCTTTAGAGTAAAGGAAGTCGGTTCTCACTTGCGATTGCTGTGGCGTTATGTAGTGGCTATCACAACCCATTATCAGAGGAATTTTCAACTCTTCGTGGAGCCTTAATATCCTTTTGTTTAACTCTCTTTGCGAGTCGGTGTTGTGATATTGCACTTCGAGGAAAAAGTTCTTTCCAAAGTGCTTGTGGAATTCTTTTGTAATATCTTCGATATCATCGTATCTCCAGTATGCGATACACGCCGTAGTCACGATAACATCTTTGGGCGGTAGAGATAGGATTAAGGGAATATCAAGACGAGGTTGACCGTAGAAACCAGTGAGGTTCGCTTCGGAAAGAACATCGTTCAATGCCTGTCGTCCATTCTCGTTACGGGCTCCGATAAATATGTGGCAGTTGCTACGGTCTTTTTCAAGCCTGTCCTTTACCCAATAAGCTTCTGCCCCGATTAAGGGTTTAAGACCGTACTCTTTTGCGATGCGATATGTTTCGTAGTAATTGCCTTGCCAACCGTGCTCCGCTGAAGAAAGAATTCCGTGCCCGAACTGCTTAGCCCTTTCGGCATAAGCAGTCGGGGTAACGGCAGAATCGGAGATTCGCACGTTGGTATACATTCTGTGGCAGTGATAGTTTTGGAACTCTATCATTGATCTCCTCCTTCGATTCTTCCGTAGACTTCCTCGTCATCCTCCTGATAGAGCTGAGGGGGAGGATAGGGAAGTGCACCGTCGTATGTATTGGTATCCCAAGAGTATCGTCTATCGAGCGATTGCTCATCTACGAAGAAACGTCGTGAGGGTTTATCGTAATACAAGCCGGCGGAACTTCCTTCAAAACCAAGAAGTCTGTCCTTGAGAATGTCACATAGAACATCATACTTAATGGGTTCTTTATACCATCCGTTGCCGCGCTTATTCGGAACTCCTTTCTTATCGTCATTCGTAACACGATACAAGCTTAGAATTCTATGCGCTAAGTCGATGATTGCCGAAATACCTTGGATATCCATTTTATTAAGGCGTCTCATCTGTTCGATTTTGTGGGGGTGGACAACGAGAAGAACTGCAACGTTGTACTTCTTGGCGAAGTCAATCAAACGTGTAACAAATTCTTCTTGGCGCTGATACTTGTTTTGCTCATTTGCTTCGAGGTTTACCGAAGTGAGGTTGTCGATGATGTGAAGCTTGCATCCGTATTTACGAGTACAGTCTTCCATTGATTTGAGTATCGTATCTACCTTGTGGTCAATGCCATCCTTATAGATAAACAAGCGTCCTTTGTAATACTTGTCCATTTCCTTTTGAGCATCCGGAGTAACCTTCCAGTAGGTCGCGCCGTTAAAGGTATATTCCTTAACGTGTCTTTGACCTGCAAGTATGTAGTTAATCCAGTTCTTACTCTGGAAGTTTGGCAACTCACCAGAGTAGAGGAATGCATTCTTTTCCTCATCGATGGAATTACACACGAGCTGAGATAGGAATGATGATTTACCACTACCGTTAACTCCTGTTACGATAGTAAAGGTTCCGTAGAACAGTCTCATTAACTTCTTATCAAGCTCGGGGATTCCGGTCTTGATGCCGTCGATCTCGTCAAGGTCAACGTTGGTGATATCCGAATAATCGGCAACGCTATCGACAGGCGAGTCTTTGGCGTTATGTATCAATTCGATAACGGCTCTTTTACCCTGATAGTAAAGAACGTGGTTAAGGTCTTTCATCGGGATTTTTTTATCGTTTGCTTCATCATAAAAAACGGGGGGGATTTCTATGAATTTAGTTCGCCACGAGCCGAGTCTGAAGACACATTCCTTTTGCATCTTGATACCAGCCTCATCATTATCCGAACAAATAATGATGCTTTCGAATTGTTCAAGCCAGTCGAAGTTTTCTTCAATCCAGCCATAGTTGTTTGCGCCGAGAGGAACGGATACTGCATTCGTAAAGCCCGCTTCGATAGCAGCCATGCAGTCAATTTCTCCCTCGCATATTAAGAGTGGGGCGGTCGTATTGACACGGTTCATATTAAAAAGGAGGGGAGTCACGTCGGCGTTCTTTTGACACCAAGCTTTAACATCCCCTCTACTCTTATCGATCTTATGAGATGGTCTATACTTGACCAGACACAACACATCGTTTGTGTCGTAATAATTGAAAACTATGTTACCGTGAGCGTCTTCTCGAACATCGACTGCATCGACGGTTTCCTTTGAAATGCTCCTCTGAGCGAGGTAAGCATACACACTTTCCTTGTCGTTTAAGGGTTCCTCGACGGGATATCTATATTTGAATTTAGTTTGTACTCCTTTTTCTCCAAGGGAAAGTGGCATCTTGGCTTCAGCAAAAAGCTTCTGCAAGGCTTCCAGATACGTCAACCCTGTATGCATATAGGCATCGATGATATCTGTGTTCCTACCACACCCAAAACAATGAAACGAAAATGTTCGTTGGTTATATATAAAACTTGGCGAATCTTCAAGGTGCCAACAGCATAAAGCCTTTTTATTGACAGCGTCGTATTTCTCAAGTTGTAATAACTCTGCAATGATTTCTGCGTTTTTGTCACCAAGTTTAGTCTTTGCTTTTAATATCGATTCTTTGTCAACAAAAATAAACCTACACCTCCTTCTTAAATCTTGTTATCGCAGTATTCTCTGTGGTTACAAAGATGTTCGCTGAAGAATTCGTCGCAAGTTGGAGCATAGTCCCAACAATCACGTATCTCTTGTACCGTATCCTTTGCCCACTTAAGTGCTTCGTTGAAATCTTCTTCCTTAAACGGAATGTCTATCGTAGTGTTCTTCCGGAACATCATAAACCTCAGTACGTCGGGGAATCTCCCGTATTTCTTCTTGACGTACATAGCATACAAGTACAACTGTCTTGCGTACTCTGCTTGTTCCTTTTTGTTCTTGAAAGAACTTTTCGATTTATAGTCTTGGATAATCAAGCGACCGTCTTTGTCCTTGAAAACCAAGTCGATAACGCCGGTAAATACCCAGTCATCGACATCTATATCGAACTCTCCTTCCACCTCAAGAATTTCTCTATCGGCATAGCCAGAGAAGTTCTTAAGATAATTGAGTCCTTGCTCATAGTAGAGCTTTCTCATATTCTTACAGTACGGAGTAGAGGGGAATTTCTCAGGAACTGCGGCATCGAATTCCCATTCGTAAATAGTCGTCAAATCCCAAAGCTCTATTTCTCCTCTTGCGTACCTTTCCATAAGGGAATGGACTTCTGTTCCATAAGAACTGAAACAGTTTCCAATTCCTCGCTTATGGAGTATGTATGTTTGCATATACCCGTATTTACAGGTATGGAAGGATGATAACTTCGAAAAACTGAACCGTTCCTTTTTTTCAGTTACCAAGGACAAGAGTCGTCACTGGTCGATGCGGGAGCCTCGGCGACAGTGCTTGCCTTTGCAGTATTGTCGGTTGATGCAGGAGCATCACTTGCCTCGATTGTTGCCTCAAGAATGAGGAATCTGAAGCGGGACTTCGTGTTACCGTCATTATCCGTGTAACGCTCATTGGTAAACTTGGACTTTGTAATGGTGATTCTGTCACCCTTCTTGAGTCCCTTAAGTGAATTGACGGCGTGTCCGATTGCACGAGGGAACCATCCAGAGTTGACGTAATTGCCCTCGGCGTCTTTCTCCGATGTGGTCATCTGGAGATCCATGTATTTGCCATTCTCGGCAACCTTTACATCCCAGACCTTGCCGAAAATTTTGTTGGTGTTATAAATCATTTGCTTTCTCCTTTCGTGGTTTTCTTGGGCGCAGTAGCGGGTTTATTAGCCGCAAGAGTTTCAAACTCTTTCATTACTGCCGCGCATACTTCGAGAGTCTTGATTGAGGAGGGGTTCTGGTTACCATCGTTGTACTTACCAACGACGCCCATAACCTCTTCCTTGGGGATGCCAGACTTAATAAGCTGACTACCCATAGCGACTACTTCCTTAACCGCGGAGTTAAGCTCTTCAGCGAGCTTCTTCTGCTCCTTTTCGTCGTCGTAGTTCTCGGCTTCTTTCTGCTTGCTTCTGTAGTTGTCAGGATCCGCTTCGGATGTAGCCAACTGAAGAGACTTCATAAGGAAGTATCTGTTGCAGTAGGTTTCAGCAGCACCGAATGCCTGAGAAGCATCTTCCATCTGACCAACCAATACCCACGGAACCTCAACGGTTTCCTCGGGCTTGTCTGCGTTAACCCAAGTGTAGACGGTGTCAGCGTGAACGATGAACTCATTGATAGTCTTGTCCTTGGTTTTCTGGTATGTATAGGGCATAACCTGAAGTGTGCCCGGAACGATGGAATGGTACAGCATAACTCCGTACTTCTGCATACCTGCAGTTACCTTCGCCTGAATCTCTTCCTCGGGAACATACTTGTAGTTGTATCCCGATTTGGTCTTCTGGAGAATACCTGCGGCGTCAGCGATCTTCAGGAGTTTCTGGTGAATGTTCATTTCAGTTCTCTCCATCTGCGACCTCCTCTACGATTTCAGTAGTCTTTTTCTTTTGTCTTACCGCGGACTTGAGCATTCTCTGGATGTCGCGGTGGCTGATACCGTGCGCCTTGCAAAGGCACATCAGAAGTCCCTTTTCCTCATCAAACGGCTCATTATGAGCTTTGGCAACGAACTTCTTTCCGTTCACCCACATAATTGTTGCGGGATCGTTGAACAGAACCTTGATGCCGCTGAATGTGGAAGGTGTGGGTTCTGCCTTGACAGGTTTCTTCGGTTTGTTCTCGTTCTGCTCAAGCTTCACAACCTTCATATCAGCAGGGATTCCGCCGAGTAGAGCTTTGAAAAACTCTTGCTCTGCCGGAGAAACGTTTGCAGTGAACTGGATTGATCCAGCTCCAAGGTCAGTGGGGTTCGAATTTCTGGTTGGCATAGTTTAAATTCCTTTCGTGTATTTATTTCGGCAACTCCGTTGAGAATCATCGACTCCCAATCGTCATCGTCGTATTTGTGTTTTTGTTCTTCTAATTGATAGAAGAGTTGTCTTTCTGCTTGTTGATGTATCTTCCATTCTGGTACAGATACGTTGTGACAATTTGGCGGATCAATAAATTCACCATAGTATGTTGCGTTCGTTGGCATTTGAACAAAATCATCGACCAAGTCATCGAGCGTGGTAATCGACTCATAAGTGTGGTTGAGTATTCCTCGAACCATTGAACTTAGAGCATCTACAGAAACTCCGAATGCCTCAGAGACTTGTTGTATCATATCAGCAAATGGTTCTATATCAATCGGCATTTTGTACTCCTTCGAGGATCATCTCCTCCCACGATGCAGGATCT